GCCGTGACAGGATGCACCACGATTTCATCGGCGAGACCATGCGTTGCGAAATGGTATCAGATCGGGGCTAATAGCACGATCGGAGTGTCATGGTCGCCCGGTCCATTCTTGCAATTGCAAACTGGACAGGTTGTGGTCTGTTCAAGCACAGGACCGTTTACATTGACTTATTCAGCCAATTGCACCTTTTCAGCGGAGGCAATGTGATGCGGTGGGTCGGGGTAGCTTTTCTATGCGTTGCATTGGGCTTGCCGGCGGCTGCCGAGAATATCAGTGTGACACCAATTGGGCCTTCGCTGCCAGTCTTTATTCTTATGGCTAAAAGTAATGTGCCATCGTCTATTACAGGGACTTTGACGGAAACTGCTCTAGCTACGATAAACCTGCCTGCAAATACGATCGGAGCTAATGGACAGATCAGGATCAGGACATATTGGACCAACACGAATTCTGCGAACGCCAAGACGCTCAAGATCAGGTTCGGAACGACTGGAATATCATCTACATCAATATCAAGCAGTTCGATCACGACATTCGGTGCCGAGATGATTACGGCGGATACGCAGAACTTGAATGCAACCAATTCGCAAAATACCTATTCGGAGGGTTCAAGAGGAACGGACGGCTTGGTTACCACGTCGTTCGCAACATCTGCGATCGACACAACCGTGAGCGAGAATTTTTACATCACTGGGACATTGGCCAGTACGGGAGAGCTTATCACTCTGACTGGGTACTCGGTGGAATATGCGTTTTAAACTGTTTCAGATATTCCTACTGATCCTTTCCAGTTTTGTAGGAGGGGTCACAGCACAAGCTTTCGACGTAGCTGCATTGGCTATTTCGATCACGTCTGTTTTGTTTCCGACCAATGCAAACCCCGGAACAGGAGCAATGTGGACGGGGGTAGGTGCTGGGAACCCACAGGCGTGGAATTTCTCTGATCGTATGTTTGTCGGTAACGGGGCCTACAACATACCAGCGGCACGCAGCAACACCAACACGACGTGGCTCTCGAGTTCGGCGGTGGGCGCTGAATGGATACCTCGCGACGCGCAGTTCATGTCGATGTCGACTGTCGGCGGGATTGGATTGGGCACCGGAACGAGGGCTAGCGACGGAGATGCTATTGTTACTCCTCCATCGCCGATTGGCGTATCATCGGTAGCTATCAATGACAGCACCGTAGATCACGGCGCATGGGCTTATTATGGAGAAGTTCAAAATCAACCCACTATCGGAACGAACAATCCGGTCTTCGGCATGGAGCTTGATTGCAAGAACAAAACAACGGTCAATGCCCTAACTGACCCGTACTCCATGAAACAGGGATGCTACGGTATCGCGCTGGGCGCGGGCGGAGACAATAGCTATGGTGGCTCCTCGATAAACCCGAGCAACACGGCGATCTTTGTTAATAACAACTCCAATACGTGGAGAGCCGGTTTAGTTTTCTCATCGACAAGCTTGACCGACTATCACGCTATCAACATGGCGCTTCCCCACAGGATCACATGGTACTCGGCGACAACCGTTGAGGCTGCCCAATTGATGGCTGGCGCAGGGTCGCCGTCCGGCGTTGTAAGTTGCTCCGGACGGTGCCTGTATCTCCGGACAGACGGCGCTGCGGGCTCAACGATATACGTAAATGAAACTGGCGGTGGAACTTCTGGGTGGGCTGCGAAATGACCCTGCGGCGCAACCCTGATCCAGATACAGCCATGATCGAAACATGAAATGACTGATCTCGCCGATCTTGAGCGGTATGTCGCGCGCCTCACTGGGGAGCAGAAGGCCGAATTAGACAAGATGCTCGGTCCGGTAATGTGGGATTGGCCTGATTACTGGGCGCGACCGAATCAATTGCCTCCTGAGGGTGATTGGCTGACATGGCTGGTACTGGCTGGCCGTGGGTTCGGAAAAACTCGCTGCGGTGCCGAATGGATCAGAGCCCAGGTTATCGCGGGATCGCGTCGAATAGCGCTTGTCGCGGAAACCCAAAAAGACCTTGAAGAGGTTATGGTGTTCGGTGATAGCGGGATTGAGCGAGTATTTCCGCCACATCAAAGACCGAAGATCACGAAGAAACCGATTCGGATTGAGTTTCATACGGGTGCGATTGCAACTGGATATAACGCGACAGAACCCGATCAGCTCCGCGGTCCCCAATTTGATTGCGCCTGGGGTGACGAACTCGCAAAATGGCGGTACGCGCGGGAGACATGGGATCAACTTCAATTTGGGCTGCGGCTCGGCAAGCATCCTCGCCAATGCATCACGACTACGCCACGACCGATACCGATCCTCAAGGAAATACTAGCTGCAGCCACGACCGTAGTTACGCGCGGAGTGACGGCTGATAACACCGCCAATCTAGCCCCCTCATTTATTGAGACGATCACCGCGAAATATGCAGGGACGCGGCTTGGCCGGCAGGAACTATCAGCCGAAATACTCGACGATATCCCGAACGCGCTTTGGACCAGGGATGCGCTTGATCGCGATCGGCGAGGGCCGAACAATATTCTGCCCCTCAAGCGGATCGTGGTAGCGATTGATCCAGCAGCAAAAAAGAACGAGATGCCAGAGGATGGGGCCGCCACAGGCATCATCGTGGCAGGTGTCGGCGAGGATAACCGGGGTTATGTGCTGGATGACGCCACGGTGCGGCTGAGCCCCAACGGATGGGCACGTATGGCGGTTGCCTGCTTTGATCGGTACTCGGCCGACTGCATTGTCGGAGAGGTCAATAACGGCGGCGAAATGGTTGAGGCCACGGTTCGCGCGGTCAGGCCTACGGCGCCGTTTAAATCGGTCCATGCATCGAAGGGGAAATGGGCTCGCGCGGAACCGATCGCTGCACTATACGAGCAAGGCAGGATAAGCCATGTTGGCACATTCGCTGCGCTTGAGGATGAGATGGTTAATTTCAGCGCCAATGGGTTGGTCGGAGGTCTATCGCCGGATCATGTTGACGCTTTGGTATGGGCGTTGACGGAATTATTTCCGTCGATCACGAAGAGTCCGAAGAAAGATCGGCCTAAACTATCGGGAATGCCGACCTCAGCCTCTGGCGAAGATCATACAAATACTGGTTGGATGAGATAGGCATGGCCGTTCTCGACTTTGGCAGCGATGACGATCCAACCAAATCAGGCGACGATCGGATATTGCACCGAGCTCGCAAGCGTTTCCTGCGGTGTAAGGAATATTATGGAGATGCCTACAAGAACAGCTTGGACGATACGAAATTCGCGCTGCAGGACGATCGCAATCATTACGGATGGCCGGATAATATCTATAAGGCACGGACGGCGCCGGGCAAGAACAAGCCCTGCCTGACGATCAATATTGTCGAGCCTCACAATCGCCTCGTCATCAATGAGGCGATGCAGAACAAGATATCTATCCGAGTCCGTGCGACTGGTGGGGATGCGACCGCAGAGGCCGGGGAGGGCATGCAAGCGCTGGTGGAGCGCACCGAGAACATCAGCTCAGCCATGATTGCCTATCGGAACGCGATCGAGAATCAGATCAACGGCGGGTTTGGTTGGCTATATCTTGAGACACAATTTATCGGGCCGAAGTCATTCGATCAGGATATTTATATCCGCCATGCCGAAGACCCGCGGGCAGTTTTCAAGGACCCTGACACGAAAGAACCTGATGGTTCAGACGCCGGTTTCGGTTTCATTTTCAATAAAATGTCGCGGGATAAATTCAACCGCGAGCATCCGAAGTTCAAAAATCGCGTGGGAATGTCGGCATTAGGCGATGACGTTCTATGGGTGACTGACAAGCATGTGCTAGTGGCGACCTATTACGAGCGCACCGGCAAGAATGACGAACTTATCCATTACACGCTGCCGGATGGTACGGAATTCACTGGGCACCGGTCGCAAATGGAAGCTGATTCGAGCCCAGAACTCGTTGACGCCGTGATTGCCCAGATCGATAGTGGCGAGATCGATGGTCAGTATCGTGACGTAATCACGCAGGATGTGAACTGGTATCTGATCGGTGGTGATTGCATCCTCAAGCGCGGCGACAAGCCAAGCACGCGCTGGATTGGGGAATATGTTCCGATTATCCCGTGCTACGGTCGCATGTCGGTTATCGAAGGCAAGATGGACTGCAAGGGACTGACCAGGGCACAGATCAGTCCACAGCAGATGCTGAATTACAATGCCCCACTAGCGCTGGATACGCCACTTCCGACGCCATCGGGCTGGACGACAATGCGTGCCGTCAAAGCCGGGGATAAATTGCTAGACGAATATGGCAAGCCCTGCACCGTCATCGGCACAAGCAACGTTCATTTGGGTCGCAAATGCTATAATGTGACATTCAGCGATGGCACTTCGATCATTGCAGATGAGGAACATCTTTGGAAAGTTGAAGAAAGAGGGAAGCGCATCTCCTCAGGCCAAAATTGGTCCACCAAAACCATTAAGACTGGACAGTTCCAGCCCAAGGTGCATTTCATCAAAGTCGCACAGCCTCTTGAATTGTCGGATTGCGAATTTCCGATAGCTCCGTACGTTCTTGGTCTATGGCTAGGTGATGGCACGTCTAAGACCGCCGAAATCACGGCTGGCATCCAAGACCTAGAAGAAGAGATGCGCTTGGTGGCTAATACTGGCCATCACGTGGGCCCAGCACGCCATTACAATGATGGAACAGTGGGTGTTTTCACGATCCATGGAATTAGATCAAGTCTGGGAAAGCTTGGGTTACTCCGTAATAAACATGTTCCTTCGGAATATCTTCGTGCCTCGCATACGCAGCGGATGGCCCTATTACAGGGACTCATGGATTCTGATGGATGCTATGCGGCACCGACAAATCAATGCGTGTTCATTAATGGTAATGAGCGCATTGTGGATGGCATTAAGGAGCTTCTAAGGACGCTGGGATTGTCGGCTCAAGTAGCTATACAGCCGGAAAAGACCGCTATATTTCCGAACGGAAAGCAATACACATCAAAACCGAATTACCGGGTCAGTTTCTCGTCAACGCCTGACATTCAGGTCTTTGGTTTGGAACGCAAGCGCGCCGCGCAAGAAAACTGCAAGAGCGCGATTCAATGGCGGCGAACAAAGCGGTTTGGTATCGTTTCAATTGAGGAAACAACTTCAGTCCCGGTTAAGTGTGTGACGATTGATACGCCATCTCATCTTTTCTTGGCTGGCGCGGGCATGATTCCCACCCATAACTCGGGTTCGGTCCAATTTGGCGCGCTTCAATCCAAGACGCCGTATATCGGGCCATCCAGGGCTTTCGAATCCAATGATGAAATGTGGGCCAACGCCAATAATGAGGACTATGCGTTCCTAGCCTATGACGATTGGGTGCAGGAAGAAGGCGAAGAAGGGCGCCCGGTAGCCAAACCTGAGCGTCAGGAACCGCCGCAGACCGCGCCAGTCTTCATGCAGGGCATGCAGGACGCCGAGCGTTGGGCCATGATGGCGACCGGCCAGTTTCAGTCCAAGATGGGTGAGGAAGATCAGCAGGCCGCAGCATCTGGGAAGGCGATCAACGCCCGCAACCGTCAGGGCGATGTTGCGACGCAAGATTTCGCCGAGCATCAGGCCGATATGTTCCGGCTATTGGGCAAGATGCTGATCGGAATCTATCCAAAACTTTACGATACCAAGCGGGTTTTGCACATTGAAGGCGAAGACCTGACCAAAAGGGTCATTACGATCGATCCGGATGCTGAGGAAGCGTTCAAAAAGACCAAGAAAGAGACTGAAACCGCCGAAGAGATCATTTTCAACCCGAATGTCGGTGAATATGAGGTTGTCAGCGACCCAGGGCCGAACTTCGCGACGCAACGTCAGCAGTCTTGGGAGGCGATGACCCAAATTATAGCACAAAATCAGGCTTTAACCGACGTTATCGGCGATTTAGCTGTGAAAAATGGGGATTTTGCCGGTGCGCAGGAAATGGGCGAGCGGCTTAAAGCGAATATCAAGCATGATAAGCCTTGGCTGTTCGACGACGGTTCGAATCCAACCCTCCAAGCGCTGCAAACCCAATTTGCGGCAGCTCAGAAGCTCAATGGCGAGCTATTGACCAAGCTTGCGGACATGCAGATCAAGCTTCGCGGCCGGGACGAGCGGCGCGATATAGATGCATTCAAAGCCGAATCTGAACGGATGAAAGTAATCATCGAAGCGGCGGTAGAGCACGCGCTTAGCTTGCAAAAGGCAGAACATGAGTTGCAAACTCAGGCCAATCAGCACATATTCAATACAATTGAGCAGAACAACGCGGCGATTATAGATTCGCAAAACCAACCGGGACCGGGAGAGCAATAAATGTCTAAGTCACCCTCCAGCAAGGTCACAAAATCTATTAAGGAATTCGAGGCCGGCAAATTGCATTCCGGCTCGAAGCATGGTCCGGTCGTCACCAGCAAAAAACAGGCGATTGCGATCGGCTATAGCGAGGCTGGCGAGCGGAAGGGCAAAAAGAAATGATTCGCTATGATGACATCATAGTCGGAGGATTAAGAGTCGGAGATATCATTCATCTGGACCCGCGAGCATTCCCGGAATTGGTCATCATTTCTGAGAAAGAAGCCAAGGCAATTGCTGATGCTGATACTATGCCGCGTCGCCAGTTTGTTTGCTCTTGGCAAGGAGAGATCAAGAAATGAAAACGATCATGGTTGACGGCGAGGAACTGACGAAGCGCGAGGTCCGCAAGCTTGTCGAGTTTTTCGACGATCATTGTAAGCAGTATGCGGGTATTTTCTATGACCAAACCAGTAAAGGGCTGCTCGGCGACGCCGGCCGATCGGAGAAGTTCCGCACTTTCTGGGTGAAGATCGGCGCCCATCTCAAGAAGGACCCCCAGCTTTGCTACGTCGCAAAGCACTATCAGAATTTTGCTGAGGATGTCCGTGGCATGCTGGCTGGCCTGCTAGCGCGACCAGAAGTGACTGAATTCGATAAGCAGCGCATCCACAAGGCACTGATCGTTCAGCAAATGCTCGGCGAGATATCGCAAAATACCCCGGTCCAGTTGCAAAAGGACAGCCAGACCTTTGCCGGCGACAGATTCGAGAATAAGCAGACGGCGATCAATTTCGGTAATGCACCGGATCAGAGCGCGATGCAGCGGCTTTTGGGTTCCACGACCATTCATTGAGGATTTCATGGTACTTATCGAATTGACGGCAATGGATCGAATGGAAGTTCAAAAAATGCGCCAAGCGCGCGTGCGAACCGATCTATTAGTAATGTTGCTATCGAAACCGTGTCAATTTCTCTCGGAAATTCCTCCTGATTGGGCACATTGCGTGCACTGCGATATGCTAGGCAGTGAGGAATGGCTTGATCCAGAACGAGAAATTCGTCCAGCTTTAGAAAATCTTGTCGGACATTTAGCTAGCACGGGGCGCATCCCTATTGATTATTGTGCCGTCAAAAATGGTGAAGTCCGCTCAATCGTTATCAAAACCGAGGCTGAGGCATGAACATCACGCGCCATCTATATCTATCAACTGCAGTCCGTGCGCCGGATGAACCAATAGCCGATCCGGTTGATCCGCCCGCGCCAGATCCGGTTGTAGCGGCTGCTGATGCGCCCGCAGCCGATCCTCCCGCTCCTCAGGCCGAATTGCCGTTGCCGAACCCCGCGCCCGCGCCAGCCCCGCAGACCATGGTTCCGTTGCGTGTGTTACAACAGCGGGTCGGCGAGGAAAGCAATAAGCGTCAGGCGATCGAGCGCCGCGCGACCGAGGCTGAGACCAAGGCGGCCAATCTTCAGGCGATCATTGACCGGCTCCAAGCTGAGCGCGCGGCTCCTGATCCGGCGGCCGATCCAGCTAGAGTGCCGGCTCAGCCCGCTCCACGCCCCGCGCCGGTTGAGCAGCCCGACATTGCGGAAGCCGTGCGCCGCGAGGTCGATAGCCGTGAGGTAACACGGTCCATTAACGACGTGATCAGCAAGGGCGTCTCTGAATTTACGCAGGCCCAATGGGACGAGAAATCGAATATCCTGGCCGCGCTCGGCGCCGCTACGCCCGAATTTGTGCAGGACGTGATCGCGGTTGATCCGGCCAATGCGCACCGAATCATCTTCGAACTGGCCAATGATCCGGGCAAAGCGGCCGATCTAGCATCAATGAACGTGCGGCAGCGGACTGCCGAGCTAACGAGGATGAGCATGGCAGAACAAGCGAAGAATCCCCCGGCGCCCAAGGTCGATCCGGCTCCAGCTCCTGCGGCGAAAACGGCAGTGAGCAAGGCGCCGGCACCGATTGCGGTAACCCGCACGAACGCCGATGTCGGGGAGATTGATCCGACCACACCTGAGGGCAATGAGAAAATGGATGATCCGACTTGGGAGAAATGGTATAAAGAAAAGCATTACAAAAAGGCGTAACCTGCGCTATTGTTGCCAATTAATGCGAACCGGACATCGATAACCGGGATAGCGTTCGAAGGAAAACTGCGGATCGAACGGCCGTTGCCTGGTAAAGAACCCGCTCCGCTCATGCGATAATGAGTGCGACGAAGATGATCACCGATCCGAACCGGATATCGAAACCCGGGGCCATCCCGCCACTTCGCCTTTCTCGGCACGGGAACCGAGGAAAACCGCCGCCGTCTGCGGCTTCATCAACCTGCGCCATTGAGGGGCGCGTTCATTTGGGAGCCATATTCCGATGGCCGGCAACAATCTTCTGACCAATTCGATGATCACGCGATATTCGGTGCCGCTGTTTCTCAATTCCAATCTGTTCATGATGTCGATCAATCGGGATTACGATGACCGGTTCGGCGTTGAGGGCGCGAAGATCGGCGCTCAATTGCGGGTTCGCATTCCGAATGATTATGGCGTCACGGATGGCCCAGGCCTCTCGTTGCAGGATACGATCGAACAGCAAGTCGTTTTGACGGTTGCGACCCAGCGCCATATCGACATCGCGTTCACGACCGCCGAACGCACGCTTTCGATCGAGGACTATGCCGAGCGTTTCATCAAGCCTCGCCTGAATAAGCTGGCCGGCAACGTTGCGCAGACAATCATGTTTTCTTCGCAAGGTGCGGTTTGCAACGCAGCGGCGAACGTGGATGCCAACAACAATATTCTGGCGATCAATCAGCAACCCGTGTTGCTTGCCGGCGCCCTTCTCTCGGATAACGAAGCTCCTGACGATGATGGTTGGAAACTGGCCAATGATCCCCATTCGGATGCGAAGCTCGTGGCATCGCTCGCCGGTCAGTTCAATCCGGCTACCGAAATCAGCAGTCAGTACCGCAAGGGCAAGATGAAAAATGCTCTCGGATTCGATATGTTCCGAGATCAGACCGTCATCAAGCACACGACTGGATCGGCGACCACCGCCACGGTGAACGGCGCGAATCAGTCCGGAACGTCCGTAACGATCGCGGCCCTAACTGGGACGATTAACCAGGGCGATATCTTCACGATCGCAGGCGTGAACGGAGTCAATCGGACCACGGGCGCTTCTACCGGTGCGCCTCGCCAGTTTACTGCGACCGCTAACGTCCCCGCTGGCGGCACGACAATTTCGTTCTATCCGGCACTGATCCCGCCGGCTTCCCAGGTGCCTTATGCCGGTCTGCCGTATACCATGCAGGCCTATATGACGGTCACGGCAACGCCGGCGAACAATGCCGTTATCACGCCGTTTGCCAACGCATCGGTAACCTACCGGCAATCCTTGGCATTCCAACGCGATGCTATCTCACTCGTCATCGCGCCGCTTTGGATGCCGCCGAACGGCAAGGGCGTGATTGAGGCTGCGCGGCATGAATTTGACCGGTGTTCATTGCGCGGACTCGTTTGTTATGAGCCCGGAACTGATCAGCCGATCGACCGTATTGACGTACTTTTTGGCCAGTTCTGGCCGAGAGGAGAATGGGGGGTCAATTTGTGTGATAGTATCTAGCCTCGGCCAATCTTACTCAAATGAGGAATCCAAAATGACCCCGAAAGATGCAGCCGACAAACTTCGCCCGGATTTCCGTCTTGCGCAGATGCCACCGGAAGATCGCCATCACGTCAAGTTCGTCGAAGATGTTGCGGATGAACTCGGCGTTGAAAAGACGCCGTTCAATCTTCAGCAGGTCGCACACGCATTGGATGCGGCCGATATCCACGGCGATGATCTGCAATTCCCAATGATGTTCTATTCACGGCAGCACCATGCCGTTGAGGGCATCGCGGCGAGCACGTATTATCCGCGACACGATATGACCGGCGTGATCGTGGAGAATGAGGATCAGTTCAAGGCGCTCGGCGATGGATGGGTCGAGAACCCGACCGATCTGCCGCCACGTGGCGAACCTGGCAGCGATGGATTTATTCCACTCGCGGCACCTGCGCCGGCCAAGAAGGACTTGCCGGAACCGGATGATGCTGACCATCATGGATTGTTCGGCGGCGATCATTTTGATCCGTCTAATCCCGACCATACTCGGCGCGTTGATGCGGGCGAACAGGCGGAAATCGATGCCGAACAGGTACAGGTTGACGCTGCGGAGAAAGCGGCGGCCGATCATCGTGAACGGATGGCGAAGCTACAAAAGGCGGCTAGCGAGCAGCAGGGCAATATCCGTCAGACCCAGAACCAGCTTTAATCGGAGCACTCCATATGCCGGCCATTGAATACCTGAGTGATGAAATCGCCAACGAAGGATTCCACGCCGAGAAGTTCAATCCTGGCGCGTGGGCCGATGCTGTCCCGGATGGCGAGGAATGGCAGCCGGATATCGAGCCGCCGCGAATCAACGATTATGCGGCGTTCAAGAAGCACAAGCATTATGGCAAATATTTCAGGCCGTATCGCTATGTGCCGTTCCCGGCATGGATGCATCATAAGACGCTCGAATCGAAACTATGCCAGACCAAGGAAGAGGTTGCGGCACTCGGTCCGGAATGGTCGCGGGAGCCTCAGCGGCGTATCATAGACATGACCGGCAAGGCGCTCCCGATCAAGACGGACACTCAGCGGCTTGCGGAGGCGATCACGCTCGGCTTGGCCGATAAGACGGCACCGGCCGCAGTTGGCGCGATCGACCCGAACATGATTGCTGCGATCGTGGCGGCTGTCATTGCGGCCACACAGAAGACCGCTGATCCGGTTCCGGCTGCCCCTGCGGTGGAAGCCGCTCCTGAGCCGGAAACCGAACCTGAGCCTGCGGCAGCCTCGCCCAGCATCGAACGTGAAGCCATGATTATCCTTGCAGAGGAACAAGGCATTAAGATCGACAAGCGTTGGGGCGATGCCAAACTCAAGGAAGCGCTTGGGCTGTGATCAAGCATTGGACCATCTATCAGAGGATGGCTGGTCGATTCGCCAAATGGCGTTGTAAAAGCCATGAGCGTGATGCGGATCATATTTGCATCACGCCTGGGCGCATTTGTATCTGTTGTGCGCTATGGCAAGGTGGCATTCTAATTCCGTGCCGATGCGAACGGGTAGAATGAATGGCCAATGCTCCAGCTCAGCAGTTACCGGCGCCCGAGATCGTCTCGGTATTGCTGACTGACGCACTGGTGAGCGGGGGCATCGTCGGGCTTGATGAGAGTGTCGAGCCGGACATGATCAATAAGGCGTTCCGGATCGCCAATCGAATGCTGTCACAGTGGCAGCACGAACGGTACATGGTCTTTCAGCTCGTGGATTATGCCTTCGCCTCGACTGGTGCGCCATCTTACACGGTAGGCGCGGGGCAGAATTTCAACATCAACCCGCGTCCTGATCGGCTTGAGTTCGCATTCCTGCGGCAACCGCCCGGACCGCCCGCGCCGAACGGACCACAGCCGTTCGATTGGCCATTAGAGATTTTGGACGCGCATGAGGATTACGCGGCGATCAGGCTCAAGTCGCTCGGCACGTTCTCTGCTGCGGTGTTCTATAATCCGGGATTTCCGATTGGCATCTTGCATCCATGGCCGATCCCGCAGAGCACGATTTATGAGCTGCATATTCTGGTCAAGCAGACCTTGCAGCAATTCCAGAGCTTGCAGGCGCAAATACTTTTGCCGCCCGAGTACGGCGCCGCTTTGGAATGGACATTAGCACGACGTTTCCGGGCAGCCTTCCAGATGCCAGCAGACCCTACGATAAACCAGCTTGCGGCACAGGGTAAAAATATGATACGCAAGGCAAATACTCAGGTGCCCAGACTTCGAATTAGCCGTAATGTGCCCGGCATGGGTGGCGGTGGTTCGTTTAATTATAGATCAGGCTACGAGGACTGAAACCAAAATGCTGAAGACTATGATCAATTTTCTTGCTGGTGTGCTCGTCGCATCTGCAGTAGCCACGGCCTTTGCGGTGACTGGCATCGCGCCGCAATCGGGTAATTCAAACTCGCTGATTGATGGAACATGGCTGCTCGGTTTGGCCGGCGGCACCAATCTCACCTATCAGAGCGGCATCACAGCACACGCTGGCGGTACACAAGCGGCGTGTCAGGTACTTCCGGCTGGCATCGCGCTCGTATCGATCGATACTGTTACGTCTGCCACTGACAGCGTTTGCATGCCGTTCGCCGTAGCCGGGACAGATTTTCAGTTCGCGGTGAATAGTTCGAACTCGCCGAACGTCTATGGCCAAGTGGCGAACAATCCTCTGACAGGAGCGGCCGATACAATCAACGGAACCGCTGGAAGCACGGCTTATCAGCCTGCCGGTCAGAAGAATGTCGAATGCTTCTCGCCGAAAAATGGCGCATGGCGTTGCGTCACTGGTAGCTGATCGTTGCGCGACCGCCTGATTTACGGCTCCTATGACGAAAAGCGGAGGGTTTTTCAGGTCAGCGTAGACCCTCCGGATTCGCCCGTTCGCCGTTTGATTGATGTTGAGCGGGAGGAAGATGTTACGGCGCTAGCGAAGCGGCGTCGGGCTCGGGTCTTTTGGTGGCCGCCGCGAAAGGGCCGGGCATGAGCAAGATATCTCTGCTATCCGGTGCCTACCAATCTCGAAACACGATCGCGTCGGTTGAGACCTGCATCAATCTGATTCCAGAGATCAACCCGGACGAGATCAAATCGCCTGAGCCGGTAACACATTTCCCACGACCTGGGCTCACGAACTTCGGCAACGCAATAACGGTAGGACCGGGGCGCGGCGTTTTCATTTCCTCCCGAGGGCAGCTATTCAGCGTTATTGGCCAGACTGTCTATTTCATCAATTCCGTTGGGGTATATTTCACGATCGGCCAATTGCTGCTCACACCACCATTGGCACCGCCGACAACGCCAGTATCGTTTACCGATAATGGCCAGACCATCGTCATCGTTGATGGGACTGTGAATGGCTACACCATTAACATGGTGACGTTCGCGTTCGCGATAATTGTTGATCCGACCGGTCTATTCGTCGGAGCGACCCGGGCCGACTACGCCGACACATTCACGGCATTTAACGCGCCTGGGACAAATGAATGGTACATCACGCTTTCAGGTCAGATCGCGTTTAATATTCTCAATCAGGCCAATAAAACATCATCTCCGGACCCGATTCAGACGATCGGGTTTAACCTGCGGCAGATGTGGTTGCTCGGGTTGCTGCGTTCGGAGGTTTGGTATCTATCGGGTGCGGCGGACTTTCCCTATGAAGAGTTTCCGCAGACATTCATTCCGTATGGTTGCGCCGCTCCATATTCATTGGCGCAGGCCGACGACAAACTGTTCTGGATATCGCGAAATCCGCAGGGACAATGCATTGCAGTGCGGACTGATGGTTATGCGGTGGTAGCGATCTCGACCAGGGCTCTTGAGTATGAATGGAGCAACTATGCGACCGTCGCGGATTGCGTCAGTTATTCGTATCAGCAGGCCGGCCATACCTACGTCGTATTTCATTTTCCGACCGCAAATACTTCGTGGGCTTACGATCTATCGACCAAGCAGTGGCATCGGCGAACGTCGATTGATGCGAACGGCAATCAGAATCGGGAACTCGTCGCTTTCTCAGTTTTCGCCTATGGGGACAATATCGGGCAGGATTGGGCGACCGGCCAACTCTATATCATCGACCAGAACAACTACACGGATAACGGGGTCACGATCTATTTCGAGCGCTCGTTCCCGCACGTCATTGATGAGATGGAGGAGCTTACGGCGGTGCATTTCATCGCGGATTTCGAGACGGGTGAGATGCCGAACACGGGCGAAGGAGACCCGATTCCGCCGCAACTCGGGCTCGCGATTTCGCGGGATGGCGGCGTGACCTACGGCAATACGCGATGGAAACAGAAGGTTTCGGCCGGCCACGATCGATCGATGATGCGATGGCGAGGGCTTGGCATGTCGCGAGACTTTGTGTTCAAGCTGATGTGGAGTTATGCTGGCAAGTCAGCGCTTCAGGGCGCATTTATTGATATTGTGGAGCATGGTGCATGATGTTCTTCCAGCTTTTGGTATATTCGTGTGTCACATTCAACGATCTAGGTGGCATGATGATGCAGAAAACATGCAATTGGTCCCAGCGAGATTATTATGCGCATAAGGAAAGGTGCGAATTGGATGGCGCTGCAGAGATCGGCAAGCCGATATTTAGCGATGTCGCTGACTATCGCCATGTTGAGGCGATGAAGTGCATTCAATTGAGCGCCATTCTTTGAGTTCGCCTCGCACATTCTATGGCTGGGAAGCGGACGGCAAGTTCTACGTCTCACTATGGCCAAAGGGTGACCCGAAACAGCGCGGGGCCAACGTCTATGCCAGCAAGACTGAGGCTGAGACAGAATGCATCACGAAGCGGACGGATCGGCGCAATGGTGCACCATCAATAGTATGGGCTGCCGATGGCCCTTAATGCGGCGCTCCCTGGTCAATCGTTCCCGTTAGTCGATGCTAATAGGCTGATTACCGAACCGTGGTATAACGCAATTATTCGATTGGAAATACAGACATTCGGGATCAATCTGGATATTCCGGGCCAGCCTTATCCGGTTGTTGACGAAAATCGACGGATAACCGATCCTTGGTACAGTTCGATCGTGCGGCTGGGTAACGAAGTGGTCGGGTTAGGATTCGATCCAGCATTGCCCGGACAACCTTACCCGCTTGTTGATCAAGGCAGACGAATTACCGAACCGTGGTATAACGCATTGGTTGTGATCGCGAACGACCTCATTTGATTGGATAGCCCATGGGAAAGCGCAAGCATCGGCACCGGAATAACGGAGCAGTGGCAATCCTTATGGGATTACCTATTATTGGTTCGCATGCAGCGCCAAATGACACGGACGGCATATCCAAATTACCTCACGAGGATAATCATAATTCGGATGATGCATCTCAACGATTCCAGAGCCGCACGTGCAGTCAACCGGTACAAGCTTCCCCCGTCGTTTATAAACCCCCGCCTGAGACCGCGCGCTGTCCTTCCGACGCTGCTGCGCATTCAACTGATGCTTCTTCCGCCATTCCCGCATATTCGTCGCATGACAACTGCGGCAATATCGATGGTTCGAGATCATCCGATCGGCGGAAGCACATTTTGCGCAAATCAGCATCATCTTCCCTCCAAATTACAGCATCGGAAGATATAGCACAAATTGAACGGACCTTCGATGCAGAAACGATCAATGCGCTACTGAATCATCCCACGATTTTGCCGGCGATCATAATTCCCGGGCGCGAGGGATTGCTTGACGCATCAGCTCTGATAGCCGATCCACACAATTTCTGGCTGATGGCCCCGGGCGGCTGCATCGCATTCATCTGTGATGAACCTGGGATTTATGAGGTCCATACGAATTTTCTCCCGGAATATCGCGGCCGAAACGCGCTCCGATCGTCGATCGCGGCCTACCATTGGATGTTCACGCATACTGATTGCATGATTCTGCAAACTAGGGTGCCAGCACCGAACCGTGCTGCCGATATGTTCTGCAAGATCGTCGGCGCGACCAAGGAATTCACGCGCCAAGCGATTTGGCCAACCGATAAGGGAATGGTCGATCTCGCGTTCTGGCAGTTGCACTTTCACGACTGGGTGCGACGAGCACCATCGATCAACGCATCGGGACGCAAGTTTCACCAAAAGCTCGAATCCGAGCGCATACGGCACAATCTTGAGCATCCGTTGCATGCTGATGAAGAATGCCACGATCGTCATGTCGGGGCGTGCGTCGAGATGGTCTATGCGGGCCAGCCAGATAAGGGTTGCGTGCTATACAATCGTTGGTCGAGCTTTGCGGGCTATGGCAAGATCAACCTGATCGCACGATCGCCACTCATCATCGATATAGGTGATGCAGTCTTGCAAGTTTTGGAATATGACTTCAAAGTCTTGAAGTTCAAATAGGAGGCTGCCATTCCGGTCGGGGCCGCGATATCAGGAGCTGCCGCGATCGGATCATCGCTGATCGGGTCCAGTGCCGCGAGCAGTGCATCGCAGGCGCAGGCCGCAGCGCAGCAGAACGCACTCAACTCGCAGAATGCAAATTTCAATAACGCGCTAGCCTTCCAAAAATCGGCATTTGGCACGGCGCAGACAGCGCTAAATCCATTCATAAACTCAGGATCAAGCGTTCTGCCGACGCTGCAATCTCTGCTAACGCCTGGCCCGAGCCAAACTGCGACGCTATCCCAATTGCCAGGTTTTCAGTTTCAGAGCCAATACGGCACAATGGCGACCACGAATGCATTGGCCGCTCGCGGGCTTGGCGGCTCGACTGGGCCGCTTGCGATGGGAATTAGTAACTACAACCAGGGTTTGGCCGGAACCTCATTCAGCGGCCTTGTAAACGCGTTGCAGGCCTATGGCAATATGGGGACCAGCGCGGCCGGATCGTTGGCCAGCGCCGCTGGAACCGCTGGCGGCAATGTCGGAAATCTCACAGCCAATACGAATAATACGATCGGGACCACGGAAAGCAATCTGGGGAGTGCTCAAGCATCTGGCATTCTGGGCTCGGCGAATGCGCTCAGCACTGGCCTCACGGGTGCTGCGGGATCAAGCACAAACGCGCTGCTTTTGAGCAAGCTTCTGAATCCAGGAGGTAATGAAGCCACTGGCGGCGAATCAGGTGGGATATACGGTGGTAGTTCAAATGCTCCTCTTCCTGGCCTAACCGCTTCTGATTATGGGTCTGGATTCTGATGCAAAACGCTCTCTCATCAAATCCGCCCCCGCCCGAACAGACGCCAGATGGTGCCAATGCGCTGCAATCGGCCGCGCCGCAGCCTGCAGGTGCTCCACAGGCCCCGCCACCTGCCCCGAGCCATGCGCAGACTGTTGCCGCGCTGCGCCATTTCCATGCCATCCAGCAGGA